CGGTCGCCACGGTCTACGAGCATCCGTGCGAGCGGGTGCTGTTCGATGAACGGCGTGATGCGAACCCGTTCTTCCATTTCTTTGAGGCCCTCTGGATTCTGGCCGGTCGTAAGGACGTGGCGTTCCTCGCGCAGTTCAACAAGAAGATGGCCGACTACAGTGATGATGGCGACACGTTTCATGCACCCTATGGGCACCGGCTCAGGCACTTTCCGACCCGCGATGGGTTCATGGATCAGTTGGATCAGGCGATTGAGCTGCTCAGTCGCGACCACGACACACGTCAAGTCGTCCTGCAAATCTGGAACGCCGAAAAGGATCTCGGGGCCAAGACCAAGGATCTGCCCTGCAACGACCTGATCTTTCTGAAGATTCGCCACGGGCGACTGGATATGCGAGTGTGCTGCCGGTCGAACGACATGATCTGGGGGGCCTACGGCGCGAACGTCGTGCAGTTTTCCATGCTCTTGGAATATCTCGCGACCATGATCGGCGTGGAGGTAGGGGTCTACACCCAGATCAGTGATTCGTTCCACGTCTACACGGATAATGAGCAATGGAAAATCCTGTCCGAGGACGTGCGTTTGCCGCACGACCCGTACGAAGATAACGTGGTCGTCCCCGAACGGCTCGTCACCCATCGCGATTCGTTTGACGCCGAACTGCGCGGGGTGCTCGGGGCATTGAGTCAGTTCAAGTGGCAGTCCATCAGCGCGGATGCGGGAATCCTGCTGAAGAATCACATATTCCGGGACGTGGCGTTCCCGCTGTTCAAGGCATGGCACCGGCACAAAGAAACTCATGACGGATGGAGGGAGTTGGAATTATGTCCTCAAACGGATTGGCGGCTCGCCGCCGTACAATGGCTGATGCGGCATGGCGAAACGAATTCCTCGAATTCGTAGCAGTCGCGCGTCGTGCGGCCCGTGTGAAACGCTATCACACGGAACCCATTATCGGTGAACAGACGGTCGGCCAGCATTGTCAAGGGGTCGCGGTGCTGTGCTATATCCTGTGCGACCGGCGTCCGTCACCGAACTTGATGCTGGCCTGTGTGTTCCATGATTTTGAGGAACACCTGCTCGGCGACATGCCGTCGCCCGCGAAGAGCATCTTCGGCGAGTCGTTCAAAGGGATGTATCAACACTGTCAGCAAGAAGTGTACGATGCGAATCACCTGAGCCACATCTTTTTTGAATTGCCGAAGAAGGATAAGGTCGTGTTGAAATGGGCCGACGCGTTGGAGCTCGTGCTGTTTTGCATTGAACAGTACCGGCTCGGCAATAAGAACGCCCTGACCATTCTGCGGAAGATTCGCATCATCAGCAGGTCGTACCCACGACACGCCCGAGCGCAACTTGTGTTTGATCACCTCACGAAAGGAGTCCTGTCATGCCGCTCTTAGGCCCCGATATTGTCCGTGCCATCAAGAATCTCGCCGTGTCCAAAGGCGTCTTCGCCGATGACGACGCCATCCCGTACCGCTTCATCGAAGCCTTGGAAAAGTTCGGGCAGATGCACAGCGGACAGTGGGAAGAAGCCAACGTCCTCTACGACATGTTCATTCTGGGGGTGGACGAAGAGTGTCTCAAGCCGAACATCAGTGTCAAGATCGAAGTCGGCAGTGAAGGAGCTGGCGGCGGAAGTGGCGGGGTGGGATCTAGTGACGTGCAGCTCCCCGACCTCGTCAATCATCCACCGCACTACACGACCGGAGCGATCGAACACGCCGATCTGGTCAAAGACTGGGGACTGGACTATTTCCTTGGGAACTGCACGAAATACATCTGTCGCGCTGGCAAGAAGGTCGGGGCTGATCCGTTGCAGGATCTGGAGAAGGCGCGATGGTATCTCAACCGCAAGATTCAACTGATGAAGTGGCCCACCCTCACGGCGAAAGAAGCCGGTGAAGCGGAGCGGAACGAGCTGCTAAGAAAGCTGATTCGATGAATCGCGACGAATACCTCCTCACGTGTCTTATTGAAGAGTGCGTCGAAGTGGCGCATCGTGCCAGCAAAGCTCTGCGATTCGGTCTGAACGAAGTGCAAGTGGAGCAGCCCAAGCGACGACCAAATGACGGGAAGACCAATGAAGAGCGGCTGGCTGACGAGCTCGGCGATCTGTTCGCCATCGTTGAAATGCTGGAAGACCTCGGGTTCAAACGAACTGACACCGTGCTGACCCGCACTATGAAACAGGATAAAGTCAGGCGGTACATGGATTATTCGCGAACGAAAGGCACACTCCATGACGTGGACCCTCCCAAAACTTCCTGACCTGTCCGCGCACAAGCGGCTGTCACTCGACACCGAAACGACCGGCCTGTGCATCTGGCACGGGGCACGACCGATTGGCCTGTCCGTATGCGGCGAAGACCGCAAGCCGATCTATCTGCCGTGGGGACACCCCACTGGCGCACAGTATGACAAGGCGGTGGTCATGGACTGGGCCAGAAAAGAGCTCCGTGATAAAGTCATCACGATGCATCACGGGAAGTTTGACTTGATGCAGCTCTGGTCAGAAGGAGTGGATCTGCGGAAGTTCAACAACACCTTCCGTGACACCCTGCTCGCGGGACCGTTGCTCGACGAGTTCGGGAAGTTCAGCCTGAACGAGATGAGCCGTCGCTACCTGAATCAAGAAAAGATTGACCTGCCGGTTGCCGGTGAACATATCTGTTCGCTGCCGTCAGAAGAAGTCGGAGCCTATGCCGAACAAGACGCCCTCCTCACATGGGACTTGGACAACGCGACGTATCGGCTGCTTCAAGCCGAAGACCTGCTGAAAGTGTACGAACTCGAATGCCGTGTGCTGCCAGCCGTGGTCGAGATGGAAACGAACGGCCTCCGGCTCGATGTGGAGAAATGCCGGAAGTGGATTAAGGATATCCGCATCAAGCTCACTGAAATGCAGAAGCGCATTCACTTCATCAACCCGTTCCAAGCCATCGCCATCAAGAAACACTTTGACGCCAATCGGTGGGAGTATCCGTTCAACTACAGTTGTGATGACCCCGACTGCCGCGATACATGGTGGGGGTTCAAGGGGTCGGTGACGGAGTGTCAAGGCTGCGGCGGCACGAAGTTCCGCGCGGCTTCGCCACACTTCGGCAAGGAGTTCCTGAAGAGTTCCGATATTCCCTTCGCGCGCGATCTGCTCTTCACGCGGAAGCTCGACCGGCTCCTCAACTATTTTTTGATGCCGTGGATTACGTCGTGTGGGGATGAAGGCATCTGGCGGTACGAGCTGCATCAGCTCAAGCGGCACGATAATGAAGAAGTCGGTGGGCGCGGCTCCATCAGTGGACGGTTCAGTGCCACGACCGTGCATGACGGCGAAGGGGCACAGCCACAGCAGATCTGGCATCCCGAAAAGCAGATCGAAGAAATCGGGGATGACTTTGTGCTGCGCGAACTGTTCATTGCCGACGAAGGTCAGCAGTTCAGTTCCAGTGACGCCAGCCAGATTGAGTTCCGCATGTTCGGCCACTATAGCAAGGCCCCACTGATCCTCAACGCCTACCGTGAAAATCCGTGGGCCGATTTCCATCAGATGGTCACCGATGTGATCTTCAAGGGCAAGGTCACGCGCAAGAAAGGCAAGAACATCAACTTCGGCAAGCTCTACACAATGGGCCGACGCAAGCTGGCGAAGGCGATGGGGTTGTCCTTGAAAGAGGCGACCGACATGAGTAACGAGTACGACGCCATGTTCCCCGAAGCGAAGTCGTTCTCTGAAACGGCCTCGCGGCTGGCCCGTGAGCGCGGGTTCGTGCGGACCATCTTCGGGCGCAAGGCGCGATTCGTCGGCACGGAAAAACTTCACGCGGCGGCGAACCGCATTATTCAAGGGTCGGCGGCGGACGTCATGAAAGACCGGCTCGTCGCGGTCTATGAAAACAAAGACGCACTCCAAATGAAAATGCGGGTGACGGTGCATGACGAATTGAACGGTGACGTGCCCGATGACGCGGCGGCGAAGCGAGTCAACGAGTGCTTGACCGATTTCAGTATGTCAACGCGGGTGCCGCTCCTGTGGAAAACGGAAGTCGGGAAGAATTGGGCGATGCGATGATCTCGAAACGCACTATACGAAATCGGCGCAAACAGAAACGAGCTGCTCTTCAGCGGCTCACCTATGGTCAATGGCTCAGACGAATGGGACGAAAGTATGGGTACGGCTTCGAGATATTCTTTAGTGAAGCTGTGCGGATCACCGCCGATCTAGCGATCAGACTCGTCGGAGAAAGTGGCAAAGACGGTGGGTTCACCGTCGGAAAGGACCGACATGAAGCCAGTTGAGTTCCCCGAACAGAACGCGGTCTTCGCGAAGAATCAGCCGCAGTATCGCCAGCTCCCAGCTCTACGATGTGATGACGGCTATGTCATCACGCGCTGGCACCTGACTTTTACCGAATGTCTCAAGGTGCTGTTCACCGGTACGGTGTGGATCAGCCTCCTCACGTTCAAGCAACCACTACAGCCACTCTTGCCGGAAGTCCACCTGCCGTTTGAGTTGAAGCGAAGGAGGGATTTGGCATGACCCCCGAACAAGACAAGGTGCGCCAGTTTCATACCGCGTTTGACCTGCTCATCAACGGCAAGCCGACTGCGATCGACCTCAAGGCGATGACGCTCCGTTACCACCTGATCGACGAAGAGCTCAGCGAATTCCTCGATGCGATGTCCAAGCAAGACCTCGTCGCCGTCGCCGATGCCCTCGGCGACCTCCTCTACGTAGTCTACGGCGCGGCAGTCTCGTACGGCATTGATCTCGAACCGGTCTTCAACGAAATCCACCGGTCGAACATGTCCAAGATCGGCGGTCACAAGAACGAGGCCGGGAAGTGGGTGAAACCGGCGTCGTATTCACCGGCGAATCTGCGACCGATCCTCAAGGCGATGGGGTTGGAGATCCATGACGAACGCGAATCCAATCCCTAGTCGCTATGTGAACACCCCCTTGCCATTCAATACCGGAGGTCTATGAACGTCCCAGAACATCGGTTCATGAAACAGCTTGAAAAGGACACGAAGGCCCTGTGCCCCGACCTCGTGTGGTTCAGGCACAGTGACAGCCTGATGCTCGGCGTCCCTGATGTGGAGGTCGGCTATAAGGCGCGGACGACGTGGCTCGAGATCAAGTGGCTGGAGCTCCCTAAGAAGCACAGCACACTCGTTGACGTGCGAAAGATGCTGCGTCCAGGACAGCTCAATTTTCTACAGGAGCGGAGGCGTGTTGGGATACCCGGATGGATTATCATTGGAAGCGACTTAGGGCCTATAGTGCTCCGTCCCAGTGAGGCACAGGAACCTCGCACCGTGAAGGAGTTGGCTGGCAGGGTGTGGCACTACCGGCATGAAGGAAAGATGGATTTCCGATATCTGTTAATCTACGATGACTGGCCTCCAAATCACTTAACCTGACACTCGTCCTTTGTCTGCCCCGTGGCAAGACACGCCGCCTTGAGCTCCCGTACCACGGCCTGAATATCCTTCTGCGTCCACAGTTCGCAGACCTCGTCGTGGCCCTGCCGCATACACTCAACGACGATCGGGCTTGCCGTCAGGATGGGAATCTTCACGCGGTAGGCTGACTGATCCGGCCCCGTCCTGCACCCGAAGGCCAGCCCCGCCATCAGCACGACTAGCAGCGTCAGCCTTCCACTCGTACGCCGTGCGAGCGCGTTCATACGCCTCCTTCGCGATTTCGCCTTTCACTTGATCCTTCAACGCCTGACGGTCGGCCCACCATTTGAGGATACCGACCGCCAGCGCGACGAGGAGTTTCTCAACCAGAATCATCCGTCTTAACCCGGATTCGAGACCTTGTTCGCGTCAGTCGTGAACAGACCCATCAGGGCTGGCACGGCGACGGAAGCGACGACGGCATACTGGACTTGTGAGAAGTCACAGTGGGCCATCTTGATAACTTCATACCACACAACCCCGACCACCCCAGCGATGGTCATTCCACCGGCAGTTGTTTTGGGACTGCCGATCGCACGAGCGACCAACCCTTTCAACAGATCCATACGACCCTCCTTTCGTTATGCGATTGCCCGACTGATCCACCCACGAAGCCATTTCTTTTGAGCCGGCTTCGCTTCCCCGATCTTGATCGCCCGAATAATTTGTTCCACGCGAAACCACCGAAGCAGAGGCTGTTCTTTCATCTGCAGACACGCGGCGAGCGTCTTCGGCCCGAACGACCCATCCACGACCACTTGCTTGCCGATATAGACGAGGGCCTTCTGCAAGCACTCCACCCCATCATGCACCCCCATCACCACGCACGTTTCCAACAACTCACTGGCGAGTTCCTGCGGAAGTTGCTCCCACAACGGATTCCAGTAGTCGTTACGATAAATGCTGGCGGCGTCCTCGCGCGTGAGCGCGCGAATATCCACGCTCGGGTACTGCCGCTGACTGATGCCCCACTTGGTCAATCCACCGGCGTCGTCAGGGTCTTCGGTGACCGCATCGAACCCCTCCAGCCAGAATACCTTGTCAACGGCAATTTCATAGGACGACATAGATCCTCCACTCTTACGCCAATGGCGCGCGAACGGTAATCCTCCCCAGCTCCACTGACGTCGCCTGATCAGCGGCAGCCGGACTGATCCGCACTTCGTAGCTTAACTCGCCGCTGTCATTCAAGTCAGTATCGGTGAACTGATACTCGGCGACTCCGTTCGGGCCATCGGTGACCGTCATAGTCTTGGTAAGCAACGTGCCCCCGCCAATCTTGAAGCGCAGTTCCACGGTCTTCCCAGAAATGTTGATCACGGCCCCAGTCTGATTATTCAGACAAGTGACCGTGATCTTACTGCCCTTATCGCCTTTGACCAGTTCAGCCGCCATCGCGTCCTCATAGAATTCGACTAACTTCGGAATGTTGATACCGAACCGCGTTGTCTTCGTTGATGGCCCGAAGGCGGCGTTCGCTGACTTGGTGTAGCCGAACCGTGCGTCGGCCTCAACGCCAGTAGACGGGAGTAGGTAACCCACGACCTGATCAATCTGTGTGTCGGTCAGCACCCCTGAGCAGACGATCGTCTCCTTGAACTGAACGTTTCCACAGTCGGCGAACCCGACTTGTGTGGCGAGATAGAGCCCTTGAGCGTTGCTCGCTCCAACGTTGCCGGTGATGGGCGGGAGACGATTGATCTGGAGACTCGACGAAGCACCGTTGAAGATCGCCGTGATGACGCCGTACGTGTTGACTGGCAGGTCCCCGTTCGTCCCGAACCCTAATCCGGCAAACAGAGAAAGCTGTGGAGTCGCCCCGTTCATATAGATTTCGTTGTACGCCGCCCCGCCTAGGATGCGTGTCCCCTGTACCCATGTGACAACGCGACACATAACACAGTAGGTCACAGGTTGCACAAGAGCCGCGTCCAAGAAGAACATGTAGTCGTCAAGGCCGTCGAACAGCAGTGAGCCATCAGGCATGATTAGTGGTCGCTTCGCGTCTACGGTCTGGTCCCAGTGATGACCGTGCCCCGTGGCGTCGTCCCATCGCGACGCCTTCCCAGAAACCTCGGTGATGCCTCGTCCTTGACGACTCCACTGGTAGAGGTTAGGAAGTTCTGACGGAAGCCAAGCCATAGCTCTCCTAGATAGTCTGTTGCACAGTCGCTTGGCGAATCTGAGCCAGTTGACGCCAGCCATTGAACGCTCGCTGCAAGATTGCCGTCTGGGTCAACTCCACGACCGCGGTCATGAGGAACCCGTTGGACACTTGATAACGCACTCGTACCACTCGCCACGATCCAGCAACATCCTGTTCATCAATGATCACCCGAACCGCCTGCCCCGTGTACCATCCCAATTCGCGGGTCTTAATGGTCAGAGTCATGGTCGGGGTGCCGTTCAAGTCCAATTGGACCGCCGCAGCCGCTTCGCCGAGATCGATCAGATCTGCCGGGACGTTGCTTGTCGGATGGACAATGTCCAAGAAGAACTTGTATTTGCCGGTTCCACCTTCGACCGCCTGACGTGCGGCGATTTCGGCTGCATCTTCGACGGTCACCGTTTCAACTTCGGCTTCATCTGGCGGCGTTGGAGTGCCCTTGACCCGCACGGTCACGGAGTTCCGGTACGTGTCGCGCGAAATCTTGCTATCCAAGTCACGCATCATGGTCGTTGCGCGGCTGACCCCGGCTCGTTGCAGAATCGTGTCCGACCTAAAATTCAGCTTGCGATGCGGATCAATTTCGTAGAACCCATTGGACGCGACCGCCAAGTCACGCAGGAGCTGGCTGACCTGAATCGGCTTGCCTTCATCCGTGGCCGCGAACGTGACGGTCAACCCGTTGTCAACGAACCCCTCCATGAGTCCTTCGTCGGCCAAAAAGTCAGTTCGCACCTGACGGAAGATGCTGCCAGCCGCCTGATTCACGAAGGTCGGTGTAATCAACAGCCGTTCGCAGATCCGGTCAAATGACACGCACTCAATGTCAATCTGCCGCATCCGGCCAAACGTGCCCGGAACATTTTTAATCCCGTAGTTTTCAATTTGACCGGCCCACTGAAGCTCACTCCGCCACGACAACATGACCGCTTCGCCAATCGGAGGCGGATCAGGCGGTGATGCGCCGGTCTGCTGAAGCGAAAAGGACATCGTACCGCGTTCGCCGATTTGACGCGATGCCGCCATGCCGCCAATCATCGCGGCGTTCACCAATTCACCGTCAATAAAGAACCACCACTCGTCATAGACAGTGAACTCGGTTGCGCCGTAGCTCCCGGCAGGTGAGTCGCCGTGAACCTGCTCGCCTTCGCAATCGTCGATCGTTGTGTTACGGACGTAGGTCACAGAGTCGCCCGTATCGCGGTCAATACGGCCTTCACTTTCTCATCGGCCTGTGGGTCAACCAGATAGTTGTCGATGGCTATCTTGGCCTCCGCAGTCTTGGTATTTTCAGGCAACGGCACAGGCGGAGGAGGAACACGGGCAATCGCGTTCGCTATATATTCATCCTTGCGAGCGATGAATCGGTCGCCGTCAGGCCAGAGGCTTCCCGTATTCTTGTCAGCCACACTGTCATCCCCGAATTGATGGCCATCCAGAAACAGTGAAAGACGTTCGTTTGGAACATACTCAGCTCGCTCTGCGCCTTTCGGCATGATGAAAGCTGGCTCGTCGACGAGAAAGTCGTCCCACGATACTTTCGAGCCGTCCGCATAGGACACGTCCACCTTATTTACAATCTGCAAGGCTACTTTCATGTCTGGGCCTCACTTGGAATGGACACAATCACATCGTCGAGCAATTCGCCGAATTGATCCTTGGTGATATTGGGAACGATACAGTAGCAAATCGTTCCATTCACAAGAGCCGTGAAATCGTGTTTGTGGCCCGCAATGACTTTGACGAGATTCCCGGCTTGGATGTCTCGTACCGTCCCATCAACAGAGAGCCGAATGGCCCCGTACGCAACGAGGAGCGTATGGTGAATAGAGTGCTGGTGACCATCGCTCATAAGACCAGCCTTCGCGAAGTAGAGCTGGATGTAGCTGCATCCATCTATTAAAGCGGATTTCAACAATGCGCCTCCGACAGATGACGACGGCGACATTTTTGTTACAGCGATATTTTGATGATCCATAAATCAACCTCCGACGGCTGTATATTTGGATGCGCCGTTCCACCACCTCTTGATCCAGTGGTCGCAGTGTAGGCATTTCCAGGCTGTGCATTAGATCCGGGCGTGGGGTCTGGATTATAGTCACCTGCCCCTATGTTATCGTCTGATGCCCACAGATCATGCGTATGTGAAGGCATTTCACTAACTGAAAGCGCGTGAGTTTCCACTCCCAACTTCGTGCCTTGTACCCTATTCGTCAGGCCGCTGCCTTGCCCTGAGCCGATGGATGAGCGACCGCGCTTATCAGGGATTCTAAATTCGTGCGTCGCTTCGCCTCCAGTATTGTATCGAGTCCCAAGACGCCGATACAGTTCCGGATGCTGACTGATGTGCAACAATCGCCCATCGCAGGTCGCCCACGTTTTCGATGACGGCCCCCCAAATTCCAATGGAATTTCGCTCCACGCCCCGACGAGCTGCGTCCCGATAGGAAAGGGATCATCGTTCGTCGGTGCTACTGAAAATCCGTCAGGGGTTCGCTTCCTGCCCATCGGTTAGTAGTCTCCTCCCTGAACCGTCACTTGCAGACCGGCCGAAACAGCCGTGCCGATTGTAACGTAGATGCGCCAGCCGAGCGGTAGAACGATGTCAAGCGGAATGTCGATCTTTGACAATTCAGCCACTTCGCTAGACGTTGACGCCGGAACGGTCACCTCGTCAATAAGAGTGTTGTTCGTTGCCGTACCCGCAGACCCACCATTGTTCAGCCAGATACGAAGAGCCGTCGCAACGTTCGTTCCAAGCGGCTGAATGGTCAACCCGGATACACGTGATCCTTCAGCCGCGTCCGCCGTGAACACTAGATACGTCGTACCGCTTGTCAGATCGCGGGTCGTATTCGCTGCCGTGGCCTTGTTGAACCCGATGTTGCCTTTTCGGATCCAAATCGGATTGATATTCGCCGCCATGTTAGTCCTCCATTCCTCTCAGTTATCCAGCGTGTGATCCTTGAAGCTGAGCCATGAGTTTTCCAAGTGAAATGGACGTAGAAAGCAATGAGGACACCGCGTCCATATTCGTGCTGATATAGACTTGCTTTTCACCGGTTCCCAACACAAGCGGATTGTCATTGTCACTGCTTGCCAACACCGTGTCAATGCGGAGCGTGTCGAACGCCGTGAGGGTGCCCAGAAAGAACATCCACGCGGTATTATGGCGCAGATAGACCCACGTTTGATTGCCCACCCCAAGCCGATCTTCGAACGCTTCGAATCCGAGAACGGCCCCTGCCAGCGTCAAGTTGAACGGTGCGGTTGTGTCACCGGTCGTCACGGTCGTTTCTTTGACTAGATGCAGTCCTTCGGTGACGACAGCCATAGCCTAGACCTCCAATCCGCGGATACGGAGTGCCGGAATGAGTTTGTCCACCATGACATCCATGAGGACACGATCTTCCAGCAGAACCTGAATATGCTGCTCAAAGCCGCCCATCAGACTGTTCAGGCGATCAAGCGGAACCACGGCTTCAGGCCCTGCTTCGCCGACCATCGCCAGAGTCGGGCCAGTCACAAGACCACCAGACGCAAGGGCTGGAATCGCGCCGACCGTACCGATCACCGCGCCAGCCGCGCCGACTGCCGTTGCAATCGCCGCCGTTCCAAATCCAATCGCCGCTGACCCGCCAATAGCCAGATTAATGGCCGATGTGATAATCGCGGCTCCTAAGATATTTCCGACCACCGGGATGCTCTGCAACGCCGATCCAATCGCCAACATCATGGCGACCACTGTGCCGACCACTGACCCCATAATGGTGATGGTCGCTGTGCCGAGGGCCGCGACCGCCGCAAGGGTCGCCCCCATGGACGCAATCATCACCTTGCCAGCCGCGATCGACGCCACAACCCGCGCTTTTTCAGCCGCAAGGGTCGCCACAGTCTTCGCCTTTTCAACGCCGATGTGCGCTGCCAAGCCAGCCGCATCGGTCGCGTCCTTGAACGCCTGAGTCAACGCCCATTGAACGGCCATCTGCACAAGAAACGCGACTACTGCATTGAGGACAGTCGCCAACATCTGCTGAGTAAATTGAGCGAACGTCGTGGTCCCAAGAATCATCCCCGAAATAGCCGAACTAAATTGGCTTTGAATCGTAGACCACGTGAACATCGCACTCTGCTGCATCAAGACCAACTGCTCTTCCCAGAACGTGGGGAACTGCCGCGCCACGCCCATACGAGCCGCCTCGGCTTCGGTGTGGATCGCGGTGATCTGATCTTGTGTAAGCCCTTCCTTATTCAGTCGTTCAGCCAGATCGGCGTTGATCGAGTCGTTCGCCGCCTTCCGCAACGCGTCAGTATCACGGAACAGAGCAAACTGATTCTCAGCCTTCGCCTTCAGGAAATTCAGGTTCGCGCGCGCGAGCTCGGCGTTGCCGGTCAACTCATCCGCAATCGCCTTCTGCTTTAATTGAAACTCGAGCTTCGCCTGATCCACAAGCATTTGACCGCGTCGTTGCTCGGCTGTTTTCTTCTGCTCAATCAGGCTCAATTCGATCTTGGTCTGTTCGACGATCTGCCGACCAAGCCGTTCCTGCTGCTCGCCCAACTCTTTCGCCGTGCGCTTGCGCGTTTCGGTGGACGTCACTTCAGACGTCGTGGCCTTGCCGTTCTCGCGAGCAAGATTGATAATCGCGGTTGTTTCGTCGTTGATCGCCGTGATCTTGGCTTTCAGCGAAGCGAGGCCTTCTTTGGTGACAATGTCCAGCGTCCCGACGGACACAATAATCGCCGCGAACGTATTGAACAGGCCGACCATGCGAGCCGTCAAGGTGACCGCCGCCGTACTCAGGCCCATAAACACTTGAGTCGAGAGCTGAATGCCAGCCGCTGATAGATCGACAAACCACTTCACAGCCGGTGCGAACGCCGCGCCCACCTGTTTCTTGAAGCCCTCCATAGACGATCCCATGTCGTCCACCGCGTCGTCCAAATCAGTCAGAGACTTCATCGCATCAGCACTCAGCACGAGCCCCATACGGTGAGCCGCTTCAGTGGCGTCATCAATTGCCGCTGACCCTTGATTGAGGAACGGGATCAATTGCATTCCGGCACGGCCGAAGAGCTGCATGGCAAGGGCGGTCTTGTCCGCTCCGTTTTCCATGTCCTTAAATTTGTCAGCAACCTTCCGAATCACTTGATCGGTGCTGCCCAAATTCTCAATATCCAGACCCATGTCACGGAAGGCTTGTGCAGATTCACTCGATGAGTCACGGGCTGAGATCAGGTTCTTCGACAAGCCGCGCATAGACACGGCAAGGTCTTCAGGGGCCAGCCGCGCTCGGTTCAGCGCGACGCCCCACTCTTGGAAGGTCTTGCTAGAAAAGCCGGTGATCTGTGATAAGCGTTCGGTCTGCTCCGCCTGTGCCGCCACTTCGACGGTCACCGTCGCGATGGCCGACGCGAGCTTGTAAATTCCCGCGCCGACCGCCACGGTGGTCAACGCCTTCATCGCCGATTCGGCTTTGTCGGCGAACGTTTCGAGCAGCGAGTTGCCTTCATTCAAAGACTTTTCCAAGCCTTTGATTTCGCCACCGATCCGAACGAGCAAATCACCAATGATCGTTGCCATCTATGCGTGTTTCCTTTTCGCGCCCTTCTTCGCTTTCGCTAATGCCTTTTCCTCTTCCTTACGGTCGAGCTTCGCCAGAATCACCCACCGCATATATTCCGGAATGGAAAGAGGTTGCGGACTGCCGACGAGCAATTCCGCAACCGTCTTCCCAAGTTTCTCAGCCAGCCGGTGGAGAAACTTGAGATCCGGGTTTAGGAAGTAACTCCTTCTCGGTTGCCTTCAGCGCATCTTCGCTGAGGCCCGATGAGGACATGATCTTTTCCAGTACCCGATCCATGGCCTTCGCGTTCTTGTCCTTGAGGGCGTCGTAATCCGCCGCCGTGAACTGCGGTTCGATGACCCCTGCCACGAACATCAACACCTCCAGCCGTGCGCCGTCCACCTTCCCGTTGACCGACGCATTTTCACGAAGCTGAAGTTGCTTGGCTTTGGTCATCGTACGGATCTTGACTGATCCGTTCCACTCCGGAACCTCTACGATGACTTCGACCACGTCGTTCGCCATCAGAATATCTTCACGCGACAGCATCCGCATGGAACTCCTTTCAGCCCTTAACGAGCTCCGAGAAATTTCCTTGCACCTTGAACCCGCACAGGCACCGCACCCAACTGAACCCATGAAACTGCTGAGGCGTGATCATGAGCTCCACGCCACAGGCGGGGCAACACAGAATCCAGCCAAGCCGGTCACAGAACCGGTGGAGGCGCAGATGCCCCGCCGTAACCTCGTACCGTGCCTCAACTGACGACTTCGCCACCGACTACCACGTCGTACGGGTGATCGGTCCGCTGACTTGAAACTCCGCCGAAAAGCCAGCCGCATCATCGAGCGGCGAATCGGCTTCATACGACGTCAGGATGCACGACCCCGTATATTGCACTTCACCGCCTGTGTTGCCTTCCGGCCCATACTTGAACGTTCGCAACGATGCGAACCCCAAGATCCCGGCGAGGTAGCCGTCCACGACGGCGTCGTACTTGCCTTCGATCGAGATGGTCGCGTCCTTCAAACCGGCAAGATAGTCCTTGCTCGAGTCGCCGAACGTGGTCACCTCAGCGGTTTCGCCCTCTTGCGAGAACGTCACGCTCGTGCAGAACGCGGAAATATTCCGCTCGGTTCCGCCGCTGTCTGTGATGGTGAAGACAGTGTCTTTACCATGTTGAAACGCCATGAGTCATCCCTCCCTTCAGTTAAAACTACTTCCGACAGAACCCGACCGCGATCTGCGTGGTCCCTGATCCGGTGACATTCCACACGGCTCGCGTGTGCCGCCGCACCGTACCGGCGATTTCGACCCGCTCTTTCGCATTGATGCCCGTGACCGTGGTAAAGGTCAGGATGGTCTGCCAATCGGTAGACCCATCCGCCGAATCTTGGATGGTGACGACATTGTTCGTGAACCCTGCGAACGCCGGAACGTGCAGATACCCAACTCCGCCAGCCGTGCTCGCGGCCCCGCCGTCCACCGCTCCGCCGTTCCCGTCCACGGTCAGCACATCGGCGGACGTTTTGAGCGATACGACCCGCTCCATGCCGCTCGATGACTGGAATTCCGCACTGATGCCGGTCACATCGTCGAGCGGTGAGTCCACCTCGTACGAGGTCTCAATGCACTTGAAGCCATACCCGAATTTCCCTTCAGCATCACCTTCGGGGTACAGGGTGATGATGCTGTGGACCTGATTCCCAAGAGCGGCGTGAAGGATGGGATCGACCCCCGACGCGGCTCCGTCGTACAGTCCTTCGAGCGAGACCGTGGCGTCCTTCAATCCGGAGATATACGCCTTCGATGACTGACCGAACGTGGTCGTTTCGGCAGTCTCTGCTTCGCCGCTCATAGTCGCGCTCTTGAAGAAGGCCGACAGGTCAAACCCGTTTGCCAGTACCTTTGTATTCTTCCCGTGGATGAATGCCATGCTGCCGCCCTCCTTAGGTCGAAATCAACGCGCGATAGCGTTGAACGCCGTGATACGTCAACCCGTCTTGTTCAACTAACGTCTCCTCAAACTCGCGCACAATACCGATGAGCGCAAAACCAGAGATAGCAAAATTCGCGCGATTGAGCAAGGTGTCCATACGTGACAAAATATCTTTGACCACCTTTTTCCCTTCCGCCTGTGCGTACACGTGAAGCGTCAGGGTCGCTTGCTGACCGAGCCGTGCAAATGTACTCCAATCACCGAGGGTATCGTCCCCGATGGCGATGTACGGGAACGCCTGATTGTCCGGAACATTGTCGAACACCCCCGAAATCATCCCCATCAGAGTGCCGTCACCGGTCAGGGTTGTGTAGATCGACTTCTGTAACTCAAACGCCGCGCTGCTCATCGAAATTGTTTGAAGAACGAACTGATCGCCTTCTCCATGTTTCGAATAATCTTGGGCCTCGCTTCTTCAAAGCTCCGGAACAGAAACGGTCGCGGAGCCATCTTCGACGTGCCGAATTCCAAGTACGACGCGATCGGGTAGTTTCGCGGCCCGAACGTCGCGGTCAGTTGGTCATTCTCAAACGCAATCGCATCAGCCGACCCAACGCGCGTCGCGAGATTACCGATATCCTTTGCCGGTGGATCGAACGGCTTCGACGCTTGATGCGACGTGCCGCCGCGCACGTACACCGCGCCTGATCCGTGCCCCGACACCTTGCGCTTGGCGATTCGCTGGATGTCGAGCACCGCCGCCTTGATTTCCTGTCGCGCCAGATTCCCCGACACGGTCACCAGTTCGCGGAACGTGCGCGACAATTCCTTGTGGCCCTGTATGGTGACGTTCGCTCCAACTGGCATTAGAGTGGCAACCCCTCTTCACAGGTGAGCTCCATGACGGCGTTCCGCTCACCGATATTTTTAATCCCACGGATATTGAACCGCCGCGAACCGAACAACACGCGCATCCCCGATGCGACCGTCCCCAGATACCGCATCGTAATCTTATGCGTCACACGATGCTGAAGTTGTGCCGCCGCAAACGCCTCAAATGCCGAGGCCGGCTCAATCCGCGCCCAGACCGTGCCGTTCGTGATCGTAGCCCACACCTCAGTCGCCCCGCCAGCCCCGTCAGGTGTCCTCGACGCGGATTGAATTGCAATCCGGTTGTTGAGTGACCCGATATTGACCACCGCATCTTTCGCCATTAGACCAACCGAATTCGGTACGGTGAAAGCAACACTTCGGCCACGTCAGGGAGGGACTCCCCGGCGTCGTCACCACGGTGCTCGAACAGGTGCGCGATGGCCAACAGAATCGCCGTGCGAATGTCCTGCGGAACACTCGATGCCGCCGTGCCATATCCGCCCTTGAAACGAATGCTCATGGCGTTGATTGCACGGACATCCGTCGGCCACGAATAGCCGTCATTCAAAGCGATCCGTCCCGGCTCCGACTGGACGTCCACGAAGTACCCTGCCGCATCAAAAATAGCTTCGACGTTCTCTTCATCAAACGTCTTGATGTGCGTGACACTGATCAACGGAGGCCGCGGAATCTTAATGAGCGTGTCGAACTGCGACCACTCCCACGGCGACGTGAACGGCCCACGATTGGTCAGGTCCAAGCCGAGGTCCCATGTCTGCTCAATGAACGCCCGATGGGTCCACTCTTCACAGATCCGGCGAGCCGCCACAATAAGGGCGGTGATCAGCGTATCGCTGTCCGACA